GAATTTGAAGGAGAAGAGTATTGGATTGGCCCTGAAAATCAAGTATTAGCAAAAGTAAATAAAACAGAAAATGAGTAAAATTATTGAATTTGGACCAGATGCACGTAAGAAATTGTCTGCGGGTATCGATAAATTAGCAGATGCAGTTACATCAACACTAGGTCCTAACGGACGTAACGTTGTTATTGCAAACGGAGGTATTCCTCAAAGTACAAAAGATGGTGTAACAGTAGCAAAATCTATTACACTAGAAGACCCAATTGAAGAACTAGGTGTTCAGTTAGTAAAACAAGCAGCTATTAAAACAGCAGATAATGCTGGTGATGGTACTACAACTTCAACGTTGTTGGCTCAAGAAATCGTATCTCAAGGTCTTCAAGAATTGAGTAATGATCGTAATGCTGTTCAATTGAAGCGTGAAATTGATACTGCTGTAAAACAAGTATTAGAAGCTATTCGCACTGAAATTAAAGAAGATGTATCTAGTGAAGATCAACTTAAGCAAATTGCTACAATCTCAGCAAATAATGATCCTGAAGTAGGTGAATTGATTGCTACAGCAATGCAAAAAGTAGGTCGTGAAGGTGTTGTGTTTATTGAAGAATCTAAAAACGGTGAAACATATCTTGAAACAGTAGAAGGTATGCAATTTGATCGTGGTTACAAATCACCTTATTTTGTAACAGATAATAATTCAATGAGTACTAGTATTCAAGATGCTTTGATTTTGATTGCTGATAAGAAATTTACTCAAGTAAAAGAATTGTTACCTATTCTAGAAGCAGTATCTAATCAAAACAAATCATTGTTGATTATTGCTGAAGATGTTGAAGGTGAAGCACTTGCTACTTTGATTGTAAACAAAGCACGTGGTATTTTGAAAACAGTTGCTGTTAAAGCTCCTGATTTTGGAGATCGTCGTAAATTAATCCTTGAAGATATTGCCATTTTAACAGGTGGTCAAGTATTCAGCTCAGAAAAAGGCATGAAACTTGATAAATTTAGTTGGGACTGGTTTGGTGAAGCTCGTGTAGTTACAGTAAACAAAGATAACACAACAATTGTTGATGGTAAGGGTGATGCTGATAAAATTGCAGCTCGTATTGAAGAACTCCAAACACAAATTGAAAAATCAACTTCACCATACGAAAAAGAAAAATTGCAAGAGCGTTTGGCTAAATTTGTTGGTGGTGTAGCAATTGTACATGTAGGTGGATTTACTGAAGCTGAAATGCGTGAGAAAAAAGATCGTGTAGATGATGCACTTCAAGCAACAAAAGCTGCCCTTGAAGAAGGTATCGTACCAGGTGGTGGAGCTGCTCTATTACATGCTCGTGAACATATTGAACGACATAATATTGGTGCTCAAATTGTTTATAAAGCATGTGCTGCTCCATTTAAGAAAATTCTTGCTAATGCTGGTATTGATGTTGAATATGTTTACCATGCAATGAATGAAGTTCGTGTTGCTGAATATTGGACAGGTTATAACTTAAGAACTGATGAATTTGTTGATATGAAAGAAGCAGGTATCATCGACCCAGCTAAAGTAACTCGTACAGCACTTGAAAACGCAGCTTCAGTAGCAGGTACTATTCTATTAACAGAAGCAGTAGTTGTAGATAAACCTGAAGAAAACAAAGACTCCGATGCTGGATTTGGAGGTATGGGAGGAATGTTTTAAATTTAGGTAATATGCAAGACGCAGTATCTCTTATAGGTAAAAAAATTACAATTAAAGAAACAAATTACGAAATAACAAGTGTACATTTCGTCCCCCAAGCTGTTTCTCCAAAACATTATTATTATTTTGGTTGTTTTAATCCAAAAAATAAATGTACTGTAAATTATTCCTATGAAGAGATACTGCCCTATCTTGTAGAACAAATTAAGTTATGAAAACAGAAGTCCAAGAAAAATTAATAGAAATAGCAAACCGAGTAAAAGGTAAAGGTGATACTTGGGAAGTATTAAGTGTAAATGAACCTCAAAAATCACTTACTGATGCTTTAGAGGCATGGTTTGAAATAGCAACTATGAAACCTAAAGCATTTCGTTTAGACTTGGCTCAAGGTAAACTTTTTGCTATCTTCCCCGAAGAAGTAACAATTGAAGAACCCCAACCTAAAAAATATAACATTTACGGAGACTATGAGTAGAAAAGCACATACACTTTGGGTTGAAAAATATCGCAGTTCGAACCTAGATTCGTATGTTGGTAACGAAGTTATTAAAAAAACAATCCAACAGTACTTAGATCAAAATGATATTCAAAATTTTATTTTCTACGGCCCAGCTGGCACTGGTAAAACTACTCTTGCTAAGCTCATTGTTAGTAATCTTGATTGCGATTTTCTCTATATTAATGCTTCCGATGAACGTGGTATTGAAACTATTAGAGATAAGGTACAAGGTTTCGCGTCTGTTGCTTCTTTTAAGTCGCTCAAAGTTGTCATCTTGGATGAAGCTGATTTTCTCACAATCCAAGCCCAAGCATCGCTCCGAAACATAATTGAAACTTATTCACGTACAACTCGTTTTATTTTAACTTGTAATTTTGTTGAGCGCATTATTGATCCTCTTCAATCACGTTGTCAAGTACTTAAAATTGTACCTCCTTCAAAACAAGAAATTGCTAAACACGTTGCTGGAATTTTGGAACAGGAAGAAGTATCATACACTATGGATGATATTAAACTTTTAGTTAACCAATTCTACCCAGACTTACGTAAAATGTTAAATACAGCTCAATTATCTAATCACGATAATGAGCTTAAAATTGATAAATCAGTAATTGTATCTTCCAATTACATGGTTCAAGTAGTTAAAGAATTATCTAAACCTAAACCAAGTTTTAATGAAATACGTCAAATTATTGCAAACGCAAATGTCCAAGATTATGAGGAACTTTATCGTTTCTTGTATGATAATTCTAATCAATACGCAGCAGGCAGTGAAGGAATGGTGGCAATCTATGTAAATGAATATTCGTATCAAGCTAACTTCCGTATTGATAAAGAAATTAACTGTATGGCATTAATTGCTCGACTAATTGAATTAAAATGAAATACTTTATAAAATATACGTTATCGTGGGTTTCCCAAAACTTGTCGATACCGTTTTGGATGGTAGGACACATTCATTTAATGACGTCTATATACGCGGATATACACGAAATATTAATGTCATTAGGTATGAATTTAGTAGTTGCTGCTGGATTTATCCACGATTTTATAGAATATAGAAACGAAAAATTAAATAAATAATCATGAATCAAAAACCACAAATGAATGTCAATATTGACATTAAAAACACTCAACCAATTACATCACCTGAGGGTAATCAAGTATTTCAAGAAGGAGTAATTTTACGTAAAGTATCTCGTTTCGTAACAGGCACTTCAGAAGATGGAATCATTCCAGTTCCAGTATTTTTTGATGTAAAAACAGGAAAAGTATTAGTAGAATTGTTGCCTAAAGAATTGAGAGCTGAATTCGAAGATGACGCTGTTTGATTGGCTAAATGAGATAACCTTTAATAAAAGGGAATGGTCATCTTTTTCGGAAGACCAGCGGGAATCGTTCAATTCTTACATGGTACATAGATATGTATCGATGTATATAGGTTATGTAGAAATAGCCAATGTTGCACAAAAACTCCCACTTGCTGAAAAAGAAAAAATCTATAATATCTATAAAACCATGCTCCCTAAGAAAAAAATGTTCCTCAAGTATGTAAAGAACCAAAACAAAAAGCCATACGATGATTTATTAAAATATGTATCTGATTACTACCACTGTAGTCTTGGAGAAGCGGAACATTATATTGATATTATACGAGAAGCTGGAGTTAGAGGTATTCTTTGGGAAATGGGAATTCAAGAAAAAGAAGCAGATAAATTAATTAAAAAAGCAAAGTTATGAGAAATCTCTTATTAGATGCAGTTTATAAACATGCCGAAGGTCATGTTGCAAAACACAGAGCAAACGTTGAAGTCTATCTCCACCAACCAGTTGGAATTGGAGAACATTCTGATATTATAGAAGCAATTGAAATTGAATTAGAAGCAATTGCTAAATATCAAGACCAAATTGAAATTTTAAATCATTATTTCCCAAGAGAAAAACAAACAATTTTATAAGTTATGATTACTGAAAATCAAGGTTACGACCCTACAGGAGCAGGTAAAGCTATTTCGGATTTTGAACAAACATATCCAACATTAGCAGAAGCATTTAAAGAAAATCAAAAAGAACAGTACGAGTTGTTTGCTCGTAAAATGATGGATTATGGTTTAGCAAATATTTCTCTTGGTACTACACTTGAGGAAACCGAAGATATACAACTTTCATTAACTGGAATTTGGCTTCGTTGTAATGACAAAATAAACCGACTAAAAAACATGTTAAAACGTAAAGGTCGTAATTATGTTCAAGATGAACCAATGATTGATAGTTTTATTGACATTGCTAACTACGGAATTATTGCTCAGTTAGTAATGAAGGGTAAATGGAAGAAATAAGTTTTGGCTAAAAAGAAAAAAATTCCTCTTTTAATAAAAGAGATACTTAATAGACCTGATCGTGAAGTAAATTATGCTTACGAGAAAGCTATTTCGTATTCACAAATGTCAATGTATAGGAGTTGCCCTAAAAAATGGGCACTCCAATACAGAGATGGTCACTATACTAGTGAATCTTCTATTCACATGACATTTGGAACGGCTATACATGAAACAATACAAAACTACTTAGAGGTAATGTATTCAATAAGTGGAGCTGAAGCAGATAGAATTGATCTAGAATCATATTTTGAAGAACGTTTTCGAGAAACCTATTTAAAAGATTACAAATCCAATAAAAATACTCATTTCTCAGATGCTGTTGAAATGAGAGAATTTTTTGATGATGGTATTGAAATTTTAAAATATTTTAAGAAAAAACGTAATCAATATTTTTCTAAAAAGGGATGGCATTTGGTGAAATGCGAATTACCATTGCTTATAACGCCTAATCCTGCGTTTAAAAACGTATTATATCGCGGTTATTTAGATGTTGTGTTATATCACGAACCAACCAATAAAATCAAAATTATAGATATTAAAACATCTACTAGGGGTTGGGGTGATAAAGAAAAGAAAAATGAAGATAAACAATTTCAATTAATCCTTTATAAAAAATATTTCTCCCAACAATATAATTTCCCTGAAGAAAATATAGATATTGAATTTTTTATTGTTAAACGTAAACTTTACGAAAGTGAAGATTATGTAATACCTCGTATTCAACTATTTAAACCGGCTTCGGGTAAAATTAAAATGAGCCGAGCTGAAAAGGCAATGAATGATTTTATTGCTGATACTTTTAATCCTGACGGAAAACATAAAGAAGGAGAATTTGCTAGTGATCCTAGTAAATGGAATTGTGGATTTTGTCCTTTTAAAGGAAATAAAGATTTATGTCAAGCTGGTGTATCTTTCTAGAATCCACATATATGTATATTTGAATATAAATTAATAAAAGCTATGGATAAAAAAGATATGACATTAACTTCTGTCAAAGTACAGAGTGAGTTATTCGAAGATTTCAAAATTGCTTGTGTGAAATATAAATTTTCTCTACAAAAGCTTGCTGATCGTACAATTCATTTGTACCTTACTGATGAAGATTTTAGAAAGAAAGTTCACAATCATACCAATTTAGAAATCAAAGGATAAAAAATTAAAATTAAAATAAGTTACATGAATAATAGTTTTGGTTACCTGCCCCCTGAGCAGCGAAAGAAAATTCTCCTAATTACAGATGACATCCGAGCACATTCCGGAGTAGCAACAGTAGCAAGAGAGATTATATTAAAAACCTGCCAGCACTTTAATTGGGTTAATATTGGAGGATCTATTAAACATCCTGAAGCAGGAAAACGTTTAGATATATCTACTGATACCAATAGAAATGCTGGTATTGAAGACTCATCAGTTATTATATATCCTGTTAATGAGTATGGAAACCCGGATGTTTTAAGACAAATCATCAGTATTGAAAACCCGGATGCTATAATGTTAGTTACTGATCCACGTTATTTTGTTTGGTTATTCCAAATGGAAAATGAAATTCGTAAAAGCATTCCTATTGCTTATCTCAATATATGGGATGATTACCCCGCACCTTTGTATAATAAAGCTTACTATGAAGCTTGTGATTTGTTGATGGGTATTTCAAAACAAACTGTTAATATTAATAATATTGTTTTAGGAGATAAAGCCCAAAACAAAATTATAAAATATATCCCTCATGGATTAAATGCAGATATAATGCAACCAATTACTCCTGAAAGTGATAAATGGGATGAACTTCAACAGTTTAAGAAAGGATTGTTTGGTAATAAAGAATACGATTTTGTATTATTTTTTAATTCAAGAAACATCCGTCGCAAACAAATCCCAGATACGATGTTAGCGTATAAATATTTTATTGATCAACTTCCAATTGAACAAGCTAAAAAATGTGCCTTTGTACTCCATACAGAATTAGTAAGTGATCATGGAACTGACCTATTAGCAATTCAAGAGTTATTACTAAATGGTGATCAATACAATGTTATTTTTACCAATAGAATATTTAATGCTTATGAGATGGGTTTACTTTACAATTGTACCGACACTCAAATTCTTTTAACATCTAATGAAGGTTGGGGATTAAGTTTAACAGAAGCTATCTTGTGTGGTAATCCAATTATCGCTAACGTAACTGGAGGTATGCAGGATCAAATGGGATTTGAAGACGAAAATGGAGAATGGTTTACCCCATCCCCAGAAATTCCTTCGAACCATACAGGTAAGTATAAAAAACACGGAAAATGGGCATTCCCAGTATATCCAACAAGTAGATCAATTCAAGGTTCTCCTCCAACTCCTTATATTTTTGACGACAGATGCCGCTCAGAAGATGCTGCTGAACAAATTATGGCTGTTTATTCTTTAAGTAAAGAAGAACGTAAAGCTAGAGGTTTAGCAGGTAGAGAATGGGCATTGAATGAAGCTGGATTTACTAACCAAAAACAAGGTGAACGAGTTATTGAAGCATTTGAAGAATTGTTTAAAACTTGGAAACCTAGAGAAAAATTTGAATTTATCAATACTAATAAAGTAGAAGATAGAGTAATTAAACACGAATTGTTATTTTAATATGAAACCGTTATTTATAATAAGTTCCCCCTTTGACACCTACTCAGGTTATGGAGCACGTTCTAGAGATTTGATTAAATCTATTATAGAAACCGATAAGTACAATGTAAGATTGTTATCACAAAGATGGGGTGCTACACCTTTTGGATTTTGTAAAGATAATCCTGAATGGAGTTTCTTACTAGATTTAGTTCTTACTAATAATCAACTCCCTAAACAACCTGAAATTTGGGCCCAAGTAACTATCCCAAGTGAATTCCAACCAGTTGGAAAATATAATATTGGTTTCACAGCAGGTATTGAAACAACAGTGTGTGCAGGAGATTGGATTGAAGGAATGAATAGAATGGATCTCAACATTGTATCCTCAGAACATTCCAAAAAAGTATTTCTTGAAACTCAATTTGAGAAAAGAAATAAACACACAAATGCTTTAGAAGGCCATGTAAAACTAGAAAAACCAGTTGAAGTGTTGTTCGAAGGAGCAGATATTAAAACATATTTTCAAGATGATAAACCATGTTTAATTGATTTTAATATTCCTGAAAAATTTGCTTACTTGTTTGTAGGACACTGGATGCAAGGAGATTTAGGTGAAGATAGAAAAAATGTAGGATTATTAGTTAAAGCATTTTTTGAAGTATTTAAAAATAAACAAAATACTCCTGCCTTAATTCTTAAAACATCTCAAATAGGTTCTTCCTATGTTGATAGAGAAGAAATTCTTAAAAGAATTAAACTCATTAGAAAAACGGTAAATGCTAGAACTCTCCCTAATGTTTATTTACTTCACGGTGAATTTACAGATGAAGAAATGAATTCACTTTACAATCATTCTAAAGTAAAAGCAATGATCAGTTTAACTAAAGGTGAAGGTTTTGGTCGCCCATTACTTGAGTTTACCCTCAGTAAAAAACCACTTATTACCACAGCTTGGTCAGGACATATGGATTTTCTTAATCCCGAGTTTACTACTTTAATTGGAGGTCAATTAACCCCAGTCCACCAAAGTGCTGCTAATCAGTGGATATTACCTGAATCCCAATGGTTTACTCCTGATCACGGACAAGTAGGACATTATCTTAAAGATGTTTTTGAAAATTATAAAAATTATACTGATAAAGCTAAACGTCAAGCTTATAAAAGTAAAACTGAATTTAGTTGGGATAAAATGAAGGAAAAATTAGATGATATTTTAGCTAAAAACGTTCCTGAATTCCCACAAGAAGTAAAATTAAAATTACCTTCAATGAAAAAAATTGAATTACCTAAACTACAAAAAATAAATGGATAATCTAGTTAATTGCTCTCGATGCGGTTCAGATGCTTGTTATGTAGAAGAAGTGAACCAAGATATTAAAACATACTTTTGTTATGGGTGTGGTTTTCAAACAAACTCTATCTTAAAAGAAGGAGAATCATTTTATGAAGAACAAGTAAGTATTTTACCTGAACTTTATAAAGATTTAATGGTAAAAGATGAGGATGGTAAAATTTGGATGCCTACTACTGTAAACCTCCCACAACAAGGAATGATTTTTGCTAATGGTTCTAGCCCAAAAGATTGGGCTTGGGCCGCAGTAAAAGCTGTTTCTGTTAAAGAAGAAGAAAAAGAAAAATATCCAATTCCAAACAAACCAGGTGAATTCTATGAATGGAGAATGGATATGACTACTATGAAAAGTTTCCCTGAACGTGATTTTATAGAAGCACTTTCATACATTGGAGTATTACCTGAATAATATAAGTTATATGAAAAAAATATGGTACGCCCCTTATAAGTTTGAATCTTATGGCGAAGAAGAAATTAAAGCAGTAGAAGAATCACTTCGTTCAGGATGGTTAGGTGGACAAGGTCCTAAATCAGTTGAATTTGAAGAAAAAATTGCTAAACGTTTTGGTAAAAAATACGGTATATTCGTCAACTCAGGCTCTTCTGCTTGTTTGTTAGCTATCGCCGCTTTAAATTTACCTAAAGGTAGTAAAATTATTACTCCGTCTTGTACATTTTCTACTACATTAGCTCCCATTTTACAATTAGGTTACTTCCCAGTATTTGTAGATGTAGGTTTAAGTGATTATGTAGCTGATATCGACCAAGTGATAGCCGCTATTACTCCTGAAGTAAAAGCAATTATGTTACCTAATTTGATTGGTAATAAACCTGATTGGAAACGTTTGCGTCAAGAAATTAAATTGTTAGGCCGAACAGACATTATTTTAATTGAAGATTCAGCTGATACAATCACTGAAACCCCTGAATCAGATGTTGCTACAACTAGTTTTTATGCTTCACACGTTATTACAGCTGGTGGTGTAGGAGGTATGGTAATGTTTAATGATAAAAAACATGTTACTTTAGCATTACAATATCGTGATTGGGGTCGTTTAGGTGATGATTCTGAAATTATGGATGATCGCTTTAATCATATGGTAGATGGTATTCCTTATGATCATAAATTCCTATACTCAGTATTAGGTTATCACATGAAGGCAAGTGAGATGAATGCTGCTTTTGGTTTAGTCCAACTCCACCGTTTTGAAAAATTTGAACAAATCCGTAGAGCAAATGTTGAACGTTATCTTGAAAATCTACAAGGTGTAGGAGATCTAATCCTTCCTGATGATTCAATTAAACCTAATTGGTTAGCTATTCCTCTTCAAACAGAACGTCGTTTTGAATTACTTACTTTCCTAGAAAATAACAATATTCAAACCCGTGTTACATTTGCAGGTAACGTAACTCGCCACCCAGCATATAGAGAATTCTTACAAGATTTTACTAACGCGGATACTATCATGAAAAACGGTTTCTTATTAGGCGCACATCATGGAATGACTATTGAAGATGTAGATTACGTTTGTGATAAAATTAAGGAATTTTTTAATCAGTAATGGATCTCCAGTCAAGTATAAAAAAACAAGGTGAGTATGTAACTCAAATTATACACTTTATAGGAGGAGAAAAACGAACATTTAATAATATTAAATCCTCTGAAGTAAAACAGGGACAATTTACTAAATTAATCACTAAAGATGAACGAATGATTCTAATTAATGATAAAAACGTTCTCTGCATAGAAGTCTTTCCAGAATGAAACCTGTAATTTTAGGTAATGGTTTATTAGGTAAAGAATTAACCAAACAAACAGGGTGGGATATTTTATCCCGCTCTGTTAATGGTGTTGATTTAACTGATATTACTACATGGGCTCATTTGTTATTACCTTATGACACCATCATTAATTGTATTGCTTATACAAATACTTACGATGATGATAAGAAAAAACATTGGAATATTAATTACAAATCAGTAGTTGAATTGATGGATTACTGTAATAATCATGGAAAAAAATTAGTTCATATTTCAACAGATTATGTATATGCTAATTCACTTGGTGTTCCTAACGAGGATAATATTCCTGTTCATCAATCAACATATTACGCCTATACTAAATTACTAGCCGATGGTTATATTGAACTTAAAGGAAAAAATTATTTAATTCTTAGAGGTACTCAAAAACCAACTCCATTTCCTTATGAAAAAGCTTGGATAAATCAATTAGGTAATTTTGATTACGTTAATGTTATTGCTGATTTGTATATTAAATTAATAAAAAAAGATGCAAAAGGTTTATTTAATGTAGGAACTGAACCTAAAAGTATGTATATTTTAGCCCAAAAAACCAACCCAGATGTTAAATACACTTACATTAATGATGAAAAAATTCCATTAGATGTAAGCATGGATGTTTCAAAATTAAATAAATTTTTATATGAAAATTAGTTATGCTATTTTAACTCACAACGAAGGTGAGTATATTGCCGAATTACTTACGTTATTAACAACATATAAACGTGATATAGATGAGATTGTTATTGTTGACGACTACTCTGATGATGAAAAAACTAAGTCTGTATTAAACGATTTTAGAGATTTAATTACTCTTAATTATAGAACCTTTGATGGTGATCATACTCAAAAGAATTATCTTAACAGTAAATGTACTGGTGATTATATTCTTCAACTTGATGCCGATGAATTAGTTTACCCTGAGTTTTTAAAAATGCTTCCTGAATTGTTAGAAGAAAATAATGAAACGGATTTGTTCATTATGCCTCGAATCAATACAGTAGAAGGATTAACCCAAGAATATATTCAAAAATGGAGATGGAATGTCAATGAAAAAGGATGGGTTAACTTCCCAGATTGGCAAATGCGTCTTTATAGGAATTGTGATTGGGTAAAATGGGATGGTTTACTTCATAGTAAAATTGAAGGACATAAATCATATGTTTTTTTACCTACCGAAGAATTATTTTGTATAATTCACCAAAAACAATTAGCTCGTCAAGTTGAACAAAATAACTTGTATGATAAAATTGAACAAACAGGACGTACTAAATATAAAGTATGAATCTAGTCATATCCCCAGCTGGTGATAAATCTCTCCATAAAGAATGGTTAAAAGGAAAACCTAATTTTGAATTAGTTTTACTTTATTATGGAGAAAATATGGAAATAGCTAAAACATATCTTCAAGATACTCCTAATGTTTATGCTTCTAAAGGATTTAAATGGTGGTTAATTAAGTCTTTTATAGAAGACAATTTAGAATGGTTATCCCAATTTGAATATATCTGGTTCCCGGATGATGATGTTGAAATAGATGCAGAAAATATTAACAAGTTATTTAATACAGCAAAACAATATTCTCTTTGGTTATGTCAACCTTCACTTTTAGGTTATGCTTCTCATAAAATAACTTTGCCTCAACAAAATTCTTTATTACGTTATACTAATTTCGTAGAAGTAATGGCTCCAATGATGAATTTAGATACAGTATTAAAACTTAAAGAAACTTTTGATGTTAATTACTCATCTTGGGGATTAGATGGAATTTGGCCTTATTTATTAGGACATCCTAAAGATAAAATAGCCATTATAGATACCATAATCATGAAACATACTAAACCCCCAGGAAATCCTGAATTATATTCTCAGATTTCTCATTCTATAGAATACGATACTGAATTAGCTTACGAAAAATACGCTCCGGGAATGAGTTTCCCCCATATTGAATATACACAAATACCTTTAAATTAAAATGAATAGAAAATATCTACCAACATTAAGTGAACTTGTCGATAGATTGTCAATTGTACAATTAAAAGAAGTTTTTATAACAGAACATAAAGAAGAATATTCTCAAGAAATAGCTGATATTACCCATGATATTCAGGTATTATTAGATGAACAAGATGGTAAAATTACAGCAGAAACTATTCGTGCTATAGTTGTTTTATCTCAAATGAATCTTCACATATGGCACAATGAATCTAATTACCGTAAGGGTATTAAAGACGGTAATAACCTGGAATTAACGCATGGTCTAAACGGTATCCGTAATGTCGCTAAAAACCGCATCCAAGAAGTAGTAGGTGGTCGTAAAGATTACAAAATTGATTGTTTAGCAGCAGAATTTAAAGATTGGGAAATTAGTTGGTAATATGAATAAAAAATTAGTTTTTAATATAACATTTCATAATCAGTTAGAACATCTTAAATTTCATTTAGATGTGATAACAAAGTGGGAATGTAATAGAAATAGTGAGTTTGTAATTACAAGTGCTCATAAAGAAAATCTTTTTAAAATAAAAGAATATTGTACTTTAAATTTTATTACTCATAAATTTGATTATATCTTTGTTGAAGATGATTTTGGTTATCACAAAGGCACGTTAATTAATGTTAATGAAGGAATAAAACATATAAATAATAACAAACAATATGATTATTTGATAAATGTAGAAGGTGATAATATGTTTTATGATGAAACAAAATTTCTAAATCTACTCTCAGAAATGGAAATTCATGATAAACATTTATTGATTATAGATTGGGTTACAAGAGGAGGTTATTTGTATACTAATTATCCTAATTTACCTAAATATCATGCTCTTACCACATTAAATATCTACAGTAAGTATTTTATAGATAATCACTATCCTTTAGAATATTATGATGAGTTAACAAATTTTGGTTGGGAAAATAACCCTGGGACACCTTTTGAGGATTATTTAGGCATGGCTTTTAACAAAAAACATTCCCTAAATTCAGATGATGAAGTTTTAGAATATTTTAATTCATGTGCTTATTATTTGAATTATGATATGTCTTGGAAATTAACTCCAAATCATGGAATTTGTACTAAAGATTCATATTATGATTTTAATAAAAAATGTTTTGTTTGTTGTGGTGAAGACATCCCTATATCAGCTTATTTACCAAATGCTCATACTCCTGACAGGTTTATAAAATATGGACTTGTATTATTTACAAAAGAAATAGAACCTACTTTGAAATTTATAGAATTATATAAACCTTACTTAAGTTAATATGAAGTTTTTAGTTATAGGAGATAGTTGTTCAGACATATATGTTTATTGTAATTCAACTAGATTTTGCCCTGATGCTCCCGTTCCTGTTTTAAATCCTATTAAAACAATTAGTTCTTTAGGGATGGCAGGAAATGTAGCTGATAATTTAAAAGGATTAGAAACCACAGTAGATTTTATTACTAATGAAGAATCAATTAAAAAAATTCGTTATGTAGATGATAGAACAAATCATATGTTCATCAGAATAGATGAAGGTGAATCTAACATTGAACGAATTTCTAAATTTACTTTAGAAAATATCAAGTGGGAAGAATATGAAGCTGTAATTGTAAGTGATTACTGTAAAGGATTTTTATTAGAAGAAGATCTTAAATATATCTCTCAACATCACTTCCTTACATTTTTAGATACTAAAAAACAGTTAAACGGGTTTGCGGATGATTTTACATTTATAAAAATAAATGATGTAGAATATAGTAAAACTAAATCAACCATTTTACCTCATTTAGAAGAAAAATTAATTGTAACTTTAGGTTCTAAAGGAGCAAAATTTAAAAACAAAACATATCCTGTAAAGCAAGTTGATGTTAGAGATACAAGTGGGGCAGGAGATACATTTATTGCAGGTTTAACTTATAAATATGCTTTAAGTTTAGATATCCAAGAAGCAATTAAGTTTGCCAATAAATGTTCAAGTCAAGTAGTACAGAAAAAAGGAACAGCAAAAGTAAATATTAATGAATTATGAAATTTGAATTTAGTAAAATCCTCCCTGAGGTAGCAATTATTCAACCTAGTGTATTCTATGATTATAGAGGAGAGTATGTTGAAACATGGAATCAAGAACATTATAAAGCCTTTAATTATGGTAAAATAGAGTTTAAACAAGATGATATTAGTACATCTGTAAAACATACTCTTAGAGGTTTACATGGTGATTTTGAAACTTGGAAACTTGTGCAATGTTTATATGGTTCATTATTACAAGTAGTAGTAGACATGAGACCAGATAGTGAAAATTATCTTAAATATGATATGTTTCCTATTAATGACAAAAACCGTAACCAAATTTTAGTACCTCCTGGGTTTGCTAATGGTCATTTAGTAATGAGTGATTTTGGTATTTTCTCATACAAACAATCTACTTTATATAAAGGTGCTGGAGCACAATTTACTGTTAGATGGAATGACCCTAAAGTAAATATAGCTTGGCCTATTGATAACCCTATATTATCATCACGAGATAAAAACGCAGAACTACTATGAAAATTTTAATTACAGGAGCAGCAGGATACATTGGCTCCGTTTTAATCGATTACCTATTTTCCAATCATGATGAAATGTTTGATAAAATTATCGCTGTTGATAGTTTAATGTACAATCAAACAACTCTTACTCAATATTGTCATCGAGATGAATTTGAGTTTCATAAATTAGATGTTCGTGATTACGATAAAATGCTTCCTTTAGTACAAGAAGCAGATGTAATTATTCCACTAGCTTGTATCGTTGGAATGCCAGCTTGTAAAAAATACCCTGAACTTACAGTTGCAACAAACCAAGAAGCCGTTCAGTGGTTAACTACAGTAACTCGACCTGATCAAAAAATTATTTTCCCAACTACAAATAGTGGTTATGGAATTGGTCAAGATGGAATTCATTGTACTGAAGAAACACCTTTAAATCCAATTTCACTTTATGGTGTAACTAAAACTGAAGCTGAAAAATCATTATTAACCAATGGCAATGCTGTTACTTTAAGATTAGCTACAGTATTTGGTATGTCTCCTAGAATGCGTTTGGATTTGTTAGTAAATGACTTTACCTATAAAGCTTATAAAGATAAGTATATTGTATTGTTTGAATCTCACTTTAAACGCAATTTTATTCATATTAGAGATATTGCTTATACATTTGTATTTGTTATGCAAAACTTTGATAAAATGAAAGGTCAAACATATAATGTAGGATTATCATCAGCTAATATTAGTAAAAAAGAATTGTGTGAAGCTATTAAAACATTTATTCCTGATTTTTATATTGCCGAAAGTGAAATCAATGAAGATCCAGATAAACGAAATTATATTGTAAGTAATGATAAATTAGAATCATTAGGTTGGTTTCCTAAATTTACATTAGAAGCTGGTATTGCTGAATTACTTAAAGCATATCCAATTATTGAAAATTCAAATAATAATTTTACAAATTTATAATGAATACTCAATTTCAAGAATTTAATAGATTATACGACCAGATCTTCCAAACAACTTTGTTTGGGGGACCTGGTACTGGTTATACAAAGTGTGGAGATAGTGATTGGCACTTAATGACTTTATTCGCTTTAGTACTACAGACTCGAGCTAAAAATATTTTAGAGTTAGGAGTAAGATATGGAGATACTTCATTACCTTTAACAATGGGAGCTTATATTACTGGGGGAACAGTAGAAGCTGTTGATATAGAACCAACAGAATGGATATGTCCTGATATACTAAAACCTCATTACGAATTTTACCAATCAGACGCTATTGAATACCTCCAAACAGCTAATAAAATTTATGATATAATCTACATTGATGATTGGCATACTTATCCTCATGTTAAAACAGAACTAGAATTAATCGATCGCCTTTCAAATGAAAACACAATTATTCTACTACATGATTTGATGGGTAATAATTGCACACCAAATTATTTTCAACCTTTATCTTTAAGAGGAACAGAATGGGATGAAGGAGGACCATTTAGAGCAGTTAATGAATTAAATCCTGATAAATGGGAATGGATGACTATACCTGTAAATAATGGTCTAACACTTTTAAGAAAACGTTCCGAAATAATAAACTTTTAAATATGAAAATCAAAGAAACACTTCAAACAACTTCTGGATACACAGGTCATGAATTTGATGGTACCCATAACCCTGAATGTCCTGGATATGGACATGGAGATGGAATTCGTCATGCTAAAAAAACGGATCATGATACTTATTTTAATTTAGCTAAAGATTTATTTGATAAATATCCAAATGTATCCAAAGTTTTAGAATTAGGATGTGGAGCAGGAAACCTTTCGGCTCATTATAGATCATTATCTCCTAATGTTCTTTATGTAACCGTAGATATCAATGCTGTATCTCCTACTTTAGGATTAATAAATCCTGAAACTCATGTGATTGGATTCACAGATAGACCATTTAATATTGTGGATGAAAATGAAAATACTATTAAATTTGATTTAGTATTTTCCTTTGAACACTTTGAACACATCCCACCTGAAAGAGTTCCCCAATTGTTAACTAACATTAAAAATCACATCCATAAAGATACTATAATCGTTGCATCGGCTGCTAAATTTTCATCAGTAATACATCCTACAGCTTGGCCTAAATATAAATGGGATGAAGTTCTTAATGAAAATGGTTTTAAATTAGTAGATGATACTATTTTACATCAATTTAATGCCCCTTGTAATTTTGATGTATCAAATAGCACAGAATTAATTTTTCAATTAAAATGAAAATCATAATTACTGGAGCCAGTGGTTTTGTAGGCAGACATTTAGTACCTACACTAGAAGAACAAGGACATACAGTTTACGCTCTTAACTCCTCAGATTTTACTGATATTTGGTTGTTAGAAGATATTGATTACATTATTCACCTAGCCGTTAAAACAGCGGCTGGTGGGTATTGTCAAACCCATCAAGGGGAACAATATCTAATAAACAGTGCTATTAATAGCGAGATGTTATCTTGTTGGAAACAAATGTATCCTAATGCTAAAATGATAACATTTGGTTCATCTTGTGGTTATGATAAAAATGTAATCAAAACAGAAGATAATTATCTTAAAGGTGAACCAGAACCCGGTTATGAGGTTTATGGGACAATAAAACGTAGTTTACTTATTGGTTTAAGAGCTTTAAAACAAGAATACAGAATGAATTATAGTTATTTAATTCCGTCTGTGTTTTATGGTCCTGAGTATGATCTACATGATAAGCATTTTATATTTGATTTAATTAGAAAAATTGTAAATGCTAAAAATGGGGGTGATAAAGTAATACTTTGGGGAACTGGAGATCAAACACGTGAACTTATCTTTATTAAAGATGCTATTGATATTATTATTCAAGCAATGACATGGGATAAAGAAATAATAAATTTATCCTCAGGTAAAGAACATTCAATTAAAGAATATGCTCAAACTATATGCAACATTGTAGGGTATGATTTTAATTTAATTGAATGGGATACAACGGCATTTGTTGGTTCACCCAATAAAAAATTAATTAATACACATTTACAAAATTATAACTTTACTTCTTTAGAAGAAGGTTTAAAACAAACTATAGAATATTATGAAAATAGGAGTCGTAGTAGTAAATAGAAACGACGGGTACAAAGATTTTGAACGAGGTCTTATCCATTTTAAATCAATGTTAGATACTTTTGATGAAGTAACTTATATTGATTGGAATTCACCTGAGGGATCATTTTTTTGGGAAATTCAAGACGAATTACCTAAAACAGGAAAATTAAAGCATTTTGTAATACCACCTGAAATTGTATCTCAAATCATTATAGATCCTAATGCTCAACAATGTAATGAAACTTTAAGTAGAAATATTGGTATTCGTAGAAGTGAATGTGATTGGATTGTTTCAACAAACATAGATATTATTCCTCCTAAACGTGAAGATTTACTTAAATTAATTGAAACACTAGATCCAAATACTTTTTATACAATTTCTAGACGTGAAGCACCTAAAGAAGTAGTCTATAAACATGGACATAAAAACTGGGAAGCACTTAGAGAAGAATTGTACAATACAATCCCAGAAAGATACTTCCCAGCAATGGTTACACCAAACGATCATTTCAGTTTAATAAATTGTTGTGGTGATTTCCAAATGGCTCCTAAACATGTTTGGGATAAAATTCAAGGATTTGAAGAAGAAATGCTTTACGCTTGTTTTGCAGATACAAATGTGCAGAAAAAAGCAGTATTAAATGGGTTTGGTTTAAAAGATTTATATAATCCTCCCTTATTCCATATGGAACATGGAGCTTATTATACTAAAGAAGATGGAACTCGTGTTTCTGACCCTGAACATAAAGGAGCTTACACTGGGGATACAAAAGCATATAATGATGCTTGGACATTTGTAGAATGGTTCCAAAATAGTTATAACTCAGATGAATGGGGGCTAGGAAGTATTGAAATTGAATATGAAACTTGGTAACTAAATTTGGAATATTAAATTAATTTTATTAAATTTACACAAAATGGTATTTGGATTTTATAACAGAACAGATAAAACAGAAGAAATTGTTAGTAAAACAGTTGGATTTTCTCGTTTACAAGCTGCTAAATATTTTGCCGCTCGCAAACAATTAGATCTTAAAACATTTTTAAAACTATATGCAGTTGTTACAATAGTATGAACCCGTTTGGTAAAAATTTAAATATAAAAAAACGTAATCCTGAATATACTGAAAAGGAAATATTTTTGGATATTGTTTTAATGGTAGATGAGTGTTGGAAACGAACTCGCCATATGGAGGAGGAAATAGAAATGGGGATGTCTTCATATGAGGAACCATTTTATTTAGTTATTGAAAATTTAATATTTTTACATTACGGTGAATGGAAAGGTCATATTATTTTGTGGTGGTTGTTTGAACGTTTTAACGATGAAGGCGAATTACTCCCTATTACTCTTAATGACGATGATGATAAAACATCCGAAGACATTTTAGTTAAAGACCCAGAGGAACTTTGGGCGTTGATTAAAAAAATTGAATTAAAATAAAGTTATATATAATTATGGTTATGGCAAAGTATTGTATTGGATGTGGTGAACAAATTCATCCTAAACGAGTAGAGATTTTACCCAACACAAAAACTTGTGTTGAATGCTCAACAACAGGAGCAAAACGAGGTATTCCAGTAATGCATGGAAATGTAGAAAAAGATGACACTTGGGTTGATATGGTGTTCATGGAAGCGGACGAATATGAAGCATATGAACGTGCTATGGGGCGTCTAAAACACGTTACACCCAATAAAACCCCTGAATTCCAGGACTATGATGAAGATGATAGTTCAAATTCTAATAACACATCATTTGACGAAATAGGAGAATAATGCCTAAAGCAAAGCCACTAGGAAAAGAACTTATTTTAGCTGCTATGGCTAAAACTAAATCAAATAAGGCAGCAGCTCGTTATTTGAATGTTTCCTATATTCATTACAAGGGATGGGCTAAGCGTTATGAAGCAACCGAACCTGGTTATGCTAATTTATTTGAGCAGCATAAAAATCAATGTGGTAAAGGTATTCCTAAATTTTTAAGTAATGGTAACCCAAGAAAAGATTTTGCCTTACTAGATTTAATTGAAGGTAGAATTGACCCGTCTTCATTTAACCCAAATAAAATCAAATATAGATTGTTACAAGAGGGTTATATGAAAGAGGAATGCTATTCGTGTGGTTTCCACGAGCATCGCTTACTAGACTATAAAATGCCACTTCTAATGCATTTTAAAGATGGAAATAAACAACATTACCGTCTTGATAATCTAGAAATGCTTTGTTATAATTGTTATTTCCTTCAAATTGGAGACATATTTACCGGAAAACAATTAGAAGGTTTAGAAGAACATTTAGTCAAAAATGAATCTAAAGTCGATTGGGAAGTAGATGATTATACTCAACAACGTCTCATAGAACTAGGATTATATGAATCTAAACCAATTGATGATGGTAGTGAATTAATCTCAAGACTATGAAAAAGAAAAGAGTACCATTACTAAGAAAAGGTAAGCATAAAAAACATGATGCTCTTGTTAATGATTTTGATAATCAAAAACAAAAACACCTTGAAAAACTTGCTACTAAAATGTTAGATGAGCAAGAAAAACTCAACCAACTTAAATCCAAGAACATAAATACAGACTTTTTAAATTTATTTTAATATGGCAGTCGAAATCACAGTACAAAACTCAGATGAATTCCAAGAAATGGTCGACAATAAAGACTTTCGCATTTCAGAAGCAGTAGTTAGTGGGATTCTAAAAAATATAAATACCAAAAAAAGACACGTTCATGTACTTTCTATAGCTTGTATTGAAGACGATGCAATCTATGATATTACTGTTGAACGTAAACATTTTGCTGAAACACTTGAGGAAAATCTTCCCTATTATATTAGAGAAGAAAGATATGAAGATTGTCGGGTTATAGCAGACACAATAGATAAGTTAAAAAATCAAGAAATAGGAAACATTATTGAAGATATTACAAAATCTAAAAAATAAATTTGGTTTCCTAAAATTGGTTTCGTATATTTACACAAATAAAAATAAAAGTTATGGTATTCTGGAAATTTAACAACAACACTCTTAAGTGGGAAAAAAACAAACGTAAAACTAGAATTTTTTGGGGAGTAATTACTACTCTAATTATAGGTTCATTTGTTGGAGGACGATTTGCTCGAGTAGAAGCATTAGAAAGTTTTGAAAAAGAACTACTTATTCTAGATCTTCAACAAGAAAAAAATAAATTTACTCAAGAAAAATTTGTTGATGAATTGAAACGTCTCCATGTAAAATTTCCTCATATTGTAATGGCTCAATCTATTCTTGAAACGGGACATTGGAAAAGTCAAGTATTTAAAGAAAATCATAATTTGTTTGGAATGAAACAAGCAAATATTCGAATTAATACTGCTAAAGGTACTAATTTAAATCATGCTTATTATGATAATTGGCAAGAAAGTGTTTATGACTATGCTTTCTACCAGTGCCGTTATATGGGAGCAGCTAATACTGAAGAAGAATATTTTTTAGCATTAGGAGCTAGTTATGCCGAAGCTGGAAATTATGTTCAAGCACTAAAAACCGTTATCGCAAAAGAAAAACTTAAAGAATTGTTCTAATATGTATTAGGGTACGTTTTAACCCTAATCAGTAATGGCAAAATTAAAGTCTCAAACAGTAATCTTAAAAAAAGATACACCAAAAGTTTCCCGCCCAGGTGTACATGCAAAAACAAAAACAAGTAAATTAAAATCAAGTAAAAACTACCGAAAGTTATATAAAGGTCAAGGAAAATAAAATTAATTAAAATAAGTTATGAGTAAAACAAGCAACCACGCCAAATTAGAATGTTTAAAAGCTTGGACTGAAAGTCGAAAGTTTAAAGCTAAGAAAAAACCTAAAAAACAACCACTTTGGGTTGTCAATCATGGAAACGATGAAGATTGATGGTAATGCTATTGATTTTTTCAATTCAATTCCAGATGAAATCTTAGCAAAAATAGCATTTTATGATTGGGAAGCATTAGAGCGATTATGTATCGCTCTTACTCTTGATATTCATTTAATGAATGAATCACTAAGTAATAAAGATACAAGTTATAAAGCATGAAAGCCTTTGAAATAATAAGTTATAATTTTAACGAACAACGTTTTGATATCCGTGTTAATCATCTCGTAAAAAAAGGATATTTTGTACTCAAAGATATCGATTTAGAAAATACTTTGTACAAGATGGATTTGTGGGATATGAAAGGAGCTATGGATATATTTTTTATCCCTATACCTAAATATACTTTTGATTTTCAACAAGAAGATTTTGGTGGATTTATTCTTGAATTAGTAGATGAAGACATTGTAATTGACAGAGAAATAATGCGTTTGCGTTATACTGATATGTACAAATACAAACAAAATCATCTTAATGATTTCTATCATCCTGTATTCGTAAATTATAGAGAATTTTTCCAATGGGATAGATATGGTTGCTTTAACCTTTCAGGATGTGAAAAAGTAATTGATGCTGGAGCTAGTATTGGTTTATTCACTAAATATATGATGAATAGAGGAGCAAAAGAAATTTATGCTGTAGAATGTGATGATAGAAGTGTCAAAGCACTTAAAAGTAACTTTGCATTTTATGATGGTGTGAAAATTATCCCTAAAGCATTATACAGTAGCGAAGGTGAAATGCAATTGTTTTTTAAAGATGATAATCCATTAGTAGGTAGTTTAGAATTTAATCATAGTGAATTTAAAGATTGGGATCATGTAGCTGATTCAAAAATGGTTCCTACTATTACTTTAGAAAAATTAGTTCAAGAAACAGGGTGGAATGAAATTGATCTACTTAAATTAGATATTGAAGCTAGTGAATGGGAAGTAATAGCTAGTACTCCTAACTATGTTTTTGAAATCACAACAAAATTCTTACTAGAATACCACCACCCAGAAGGCAGATTATACGATGTTATAGATAGAATGCGTTCATTAGGATTTAAACATTGGTTTGAACCAGGGTATAATGAAGAATCTATAAACGGAACTGTATTATTTTACAGATAAATTTGGAGGGGCGAAAGCCCCTTCGTATATTTACCACATAGAAATAAAGGTTATGGCACTTTACAGATTTAGTAATTTAAACAAGTATGGTAATTTTAGGCATCGAATTGTATCTTGGCCTGATAATAAGCCATTTTCACATGGTCCTGGTTTTGGTAAAGTAGTTGGTGTACAACGTTTTAAATACGAACATGAACACCATTATATTGCTCCTGCTTTATTTGTTTCACCTCGTGATGGACAAAAATATATCATTCCAGGATGGCAAAAAGTACATCCTGATACTCAATTAACTGATATTAATTGGGTTAAACCTGAACCTAAAGTAGTAGAGCAAAAACAAGAACAACTAGCTCCATCTGAATATAAGTTCGAATCAAAAAGCGAACCGGGTAGTTTTTATGTTGTTCGAGTAATAGGCGATAAAGTCAAATGTAATTGTGCTGGACAATATAGAGCTAAAGATAGACAATGTAAGCACATGAAAGAAGTTAAGCAAAAATTAGGACTATAATGTGCAGTGTATCTTGGTGTAATAATGAAACAGAATTTTATAACAAAAAACAACGTTACAAGTACTGTTCAACCCATATCCAGTATAAAAAATATGCTGCTAATGCTCCTGTGCGTCCTTGGTTGATGTATAAAGTAGAAAAAGTAGTTAGTAATGATTTAGTATGTGAACACTGTGGTTTAGATATGGTTCAACATTATAAAGATACAAACCTAAAAGCAATCCTTACAGCAATGGATGTTGACCACATTGATTCAACTATTAAAGGTACACCACAAGGTGAACAACCAAGCAATTATCAATTACTTTGTAAAATGTGTCACATCATTAAGTCATATGATGAAGGTGATTATGTAAATAAAAAATACAAAAAGGATTTGGAATCCTGAAATCCTGTTCGTATATTCACGACATAAGATAAAAAGATAAAGGTTATGACAGAAAAAACAGAACGTAGAGGTAGACCAGCAGAACAACCATTTGTTCAACCCGAAAAATGGACTCGTGAATTCTATGAAGTACCAACTAAACCTGAGTTGGGTTACAAAATGACTTATTATTATGATATTAATAAAAGTGCTACAGGTCCTTACAAAACTGAAATTGTTTATCCTAAAGGTTATAAACACGATAAATTCAAAGCTGAAAAAGGTAAAGCTTATAATAAGCAACCTGTAGTTTTAGTATTTAAAACATCAAATCGTTCAAATGCTCAAACTAAAATGAAAGTATTTGCAAATGAAAACATTGATTACATCATGTCAGCTGATAAGTTAGTAGGTGTACCTGAATCAGCAGTTATTTTAGAATGTGGAGTAGGTGAAAGTTTCATTGAAGCTTATAAACTTAAATATTCTCTTTAATATTTATTAACATAAAATAAAAAACATGGCTACAAGAGCATTAATTGGATATATTGAAGACGGAGCGTTAACTGCAACATACAACCACTATGATGGTTATCCTGAAAATTTAGGTAAAGCATTAAATAATTTCTTTAATTCCCCCACGTTAGCAAAAGATATTGCTAATTATGGATATATTAGTTATATTGATCCTGAAACAGGTGAAATTGAAGCCAAACATAAAGAATCCCCAGATAAACTAAGCCTTAGAAAATCGGGCGATGAACAAGCTGTATATGATGTAGCATCTTTAATTGATTCATACGGTGCTGATTACGCTTATTTTTATTCTCCTAATGCTGATAAATGGGATGTTGTTAAAAATAATGGTATCAATTCTATGGTAGATGCTTTAGAAGGTATTTTATCTAGTGATTTTGATAACACCTATGACGAAGAAGAAATGAATGAAGAAACTAAAGATATCAAGGGTCATGTAATGATGTTACTTGATAAGTTAGAATCTAAACTTGGTAAGGACGAAAAAGATAACTTTACAACATATCAAGAGTCAGTAATGCGTGATGTTAAAGCAGGTGGTACTCGTTTAGGTCAATATGAAGAATTTGATATTGATGCTATGGAAGAAGATTATAAAAACTATATTGCTGATAAAATGGATTTGGATGAAATATTTGTTCGCCAAATGAAATATAGAGCAGGTATTATAAAATAAATAAAATGAGAAAAGCAGATAACTTTGATGCTAAACAGTGGTTAGTAGAAAATAAAATTACTACTCAATCTCATTTAAATGAAGGACGTTTTGATGGGTGGGATAGAGATTCTTTAGTTAATTATCTTATAGAGTTAGCTGATGATTTAAATGAAAATCCACAGCTAGAAAAACAATTGGATAAAATAATGTACCATACAGTAGATATTGAAAACATACATGATTATGATGAAGAAGATATCCAACAAGCTATTAAACAATTAGAACGTTTAAAACGTTTAGTACAAAAATAATTTAGAATCATTCTAAATGAGGAAGGGATTTGGCTTTGTCGAATCCCTTTCGTATATTTACCATATGATGAAAAAGTTAGAAAAGATAGAATTGACAATCCACGAGTGGAACGAAGCTATGCGTATGCCAACTCCACATCGTAACAAAAAGAAATACTACAGAAAAGAAAAGCACAAAAAGACTTTGAAATCTGAGGATTAGTTTGTATATTTACAATATAAGAAAAAATAAAGGTTATGTATAATTTTGTTAAAGAAAATCAAGAATTATTTATTGCGTTAGCAAGTATTTTAAACACTAAAGGTGCTAACATGGCTATGGAATGTGAATTTGTTGATGGTAATATCAAACAAACCAATCTCCCAGTAATTAGTGGATATGCTGGTCCTGAAGGTGAAGGGTTTTATTTCCGTGCTAGTCGTAGATATTTTGGTATGAGTGATTTAGAATTTGCTAACTCATTCCCAATTAATATTGATGGTTATACTTTCCGTATGGTTAGTTTTGATGATTCAGATTCAGATGATGATCGTTACTGGCCTGAATCGGTTTCATTCATAGTAAAAAAAGATGGCAAAAATGTTTTGTCATAAATTTGGAGACCTGAAATCCTGTTCGTATATTTACCCCATAAGATAAGACAATAAGTTATGAAAAACACAAACAAATCAATTTTGACAGCTGAGTGGTTAACAATCAAATCAATGTATGAAGCCGGTACTAATGGCTCAAACAAATATGGGACCAATTTTCCAATTGATGGTGAATTAGACCAACTTACAATGAATTTTATTGACAAAATTGGAGACCTGACCAACAAAATGGGCTTCGAATGTGTCATTGATGGTGTCCATATGAACTTGTGGAAAGAACGTATTTGGTCACTTGTTGAAAATGCTGGTCTTCTTCCGGAAATTGCTTGGAAAGATGAGTTGGCTGATGAAGAAGCCGAAATCAAAGACAATTGGTACTCAGATGAAGATGAGTTTGATGCTGATTTGGAAGCTCAAAGTTATGAAGTATTTGGTCTAAATAAAATTTAATTATGAGCCCCGAAATAAAAGAACGTTTGTATAGAGAATTAATGCAGATGTTAATATTACTTGAAGAAGGTAATGTTCGGGAAACAAAAATTGAACTTGAAGATTTGATTAACCGTTTGAAATATGACAAATTAGTTTAAATGAAACCAAAAGTCGAGCTTGATCTACATGGTATTAAACATCAAGATGTAGAACATACTTTAGAAAATTTCTTTTTGTGGGAAACTAAAAATCAAAAACAACTTATTGAAGTTATTACTGGTAGGTCTCCACAAATGCAACAAATTGTTACAAAATGGCTTGATAAATATGAATTTTCTTATTACATTCCTGCACATAACACAGGAGTTATATATGTGAATAGTTAATTTAATATATTTATTACCATAACAGTTATTTAAATGAAGTTTAGTATAAGCACATCGTTTTATAAAAGAAGTGATAGGGTACAATATTTGTATCAACAAATTCTAGATCAAACTTATACTAACTGGGAATGGATTGTTACAGATGATTTTTCTGAAGAAAATAATGCTGAACAACTACTCAAAGAAATCTGTGAAAAAGATCCTCGAGTAAAGTATTATCACCAATCACGTAAAAAAGAATGTTTTTATAACCCACAACGAGGTGCTAGTGGAGATATAATTGTGATGTTAGATAGTGATGACTATGCTTTCCCCAAACTACTAGAAACCTACTATAATTTTCTTTCTAAACACCCAGAAATAATGGGGGTAAGTTGTTTATCTAATACGATAAATGAAGAAGGTATATTTGTTGAGATTCAAGGTAGTGGTACTTATAAAAGTGGAGATTCCCCTACTTTTAACTATACTCCTATGAGTAGAGCATTTAGAAACATTTATCCTGAGTTCGATAATGGTGTTTTAAAATGGTATCAAAATGATACTAATATTGTTCGTCATATGGAATTTTTAGGTAAGTGGTTTTACCTTCCCAGAACATTGTGTGATTATTATTATTCTGAAGATACATTTTCAAGAAAAGATCGACCTAGTGAAGATTGGGAAGATGTTACTAGAGAAAGAATGTTTATTGAGTCTAAATTTCCTTCATTACATGATGAAGATAAATGTTCTCAATTTCTTTATTTTTTACCTATAGAAACCTTAGCTAGAGATTTTGCAATTGGAGATTTTAATAGGTCTACTACACGTAAAAATATACTCTATATTAACTCGGAGTTAAAATTATACGAAAAACAATTATTGAAAGAATTATTTTTTGATCATAATTTATATTTCAAATCTGATTTGGATATGAAATTTGATGAAATTATAGTTGCTTTAAATCCATTAACTTGTAAAAATTTACCTGAAGTTAGTAAACCGTTGGTAAAAACAAATAAACATACTCATGTTAAATTTAGATTAGATATAAGAACTGAGTTGAATTTAAATGAAATTCAAGAACTTATTATATTATTGTATAAAAGTTATGGTTGGAAAAATTGTGGATATGAATATTATTTTAATACAGCAGTATGACGAACGAAGAACGAATTGAGGAAAGATTAATACATGCTCATGAACGTGGTTATTATCACAAAGTATTAGACAAGGTTAATAAACTAAAATTATATAACCCTAAAATAGATCACTATGAGGCCTTTGAAATGGCCTGTACTGAATCAAAACAGGAATGGTTACAATCTCAAAACCAAAATGATCAATAAAGAAGAAATATGTGTTATAATAAGTAGTTATCCTCAGACCCATTTGGATTCTACTTTATTAAGTTTAACTCATGAAAGTTTCTCTAGACAGGGATATGATATTTGTTTAGTATCTCATTCTCCTGTTAATAATGATCTTCAAAAAGCAAGTAAATATTTTATTTACTCTGATGAAAATCAACCATTAAATTTTCCTGAACCTTCTTCAATTACTATTTTCTTTGCTAGTGAAGATTTATATTACCAAACAAATTGGGGTAATCAAATGGGAACTCATTCATTATCTATTTTAAATAACTTAAAAAATGCTTTATACTTATTAAAATATAAGAAATATAAAAGCTTTATTTTTGTAGATAGTGATACTTTCTTAAATAAAGAAGATCATAAAATATTAGAATCTAAATTAGATGAAATTTCATTTAATGAAAGAGATTATTGGCTTATGATTGAAAATACTGAAAATAATAATATTGTCCCTGTTACTTCATTTTTTGGAGGTAATATTGAATATTTTCACAATATATTAGAACAAATTAAAACCGAAGAGGATTATTTTAATATATGTTCTCCAATCACTAGTTATACTTTAGAATCCTTATTTTCAGCGTTATTTTGTATTTCACCAAGTGAAAATGGTTACTTAGATTATAATCGTCCTAGAGATATTTTTTCAAGTAAATGGTTAGGTATATCTACTTTTGGTAATGCTGATATTCCTGATCTTGAAAAACAATTTAATATTAATATTGATATTGTAAGAGATAAAAATAACCAAGATAATATATTTTTCCTAGTCTATTTCCACCCAGAAAATCATGATATTAATCTAAAATTTTATAAAGATAATATATTAACACAAGATTTAGAAATTATAACAGGAGCTTTATATTATTGGGAATTTAATATTGATAAAATTAAAACATGGAAATTAGAAGTTTATCATAAAGGTAAATTTATAAAATATTTAGAACGTTCTACTGAAGAGATTTTATGGAATAGATTTTCATTTTTTGAAAATAAAAAGTGGAATGGTGAAATAAATTAATTACATTACCGCTATGGTTAAGAGATTATCACGAGAACAAAAATGGGATAAAGCAGTTGTTGATTTAATCAATAAAATGTTTGAAATGGCTGGTCATGATGTTACTTATGACGATATTAAGGAACGAAAAGATGATTGGTATGCTCAATGGACTATGACTGTTGAACAAAATGATGAGTGGAAAAAATGGGGTAAAAAATACCTTATGAAAGAACTTAGAATGCGTGCACATTTTGCTGAACGTGAAATGGATATGTGTAGTTTAATGTGGGGGTTGAAGTTTAGTAATTGGGAAGAATATCATAGTATTAAATAAATGACACTAATTTACATTCTAATTTACATTATAGGATTCTTTATAACAGCTTGGATTAAAGGACCAAAAGGTGCTGATGGTGAAGAAGATATAGTAGGACAAACAATTATTGCTTTGATGTGGCCCATGCTAGCAGTATTCCTTATTTTATTCTCCCCAGTGTTTATTGTAGAACAAATGAATAAACTTAGAAAATGAAAATAGGACGTTACGAACAATCATACGAATTTTTTGTTTTACCTTGTATTAAGTTTACTTACAATAAAATATTATTTGGTTTTTATTGTGTAGATTTTATTTGGGGTAAATGGGGTTTTAGTATTCAATGGAAATGAAAAACGAAGATCTACTCACTAAAGAATATTACCATGAAATGACTGATCGTCTTCATGTAGTTAGTTGTATGATTAATGATCACTTAATACAACACCCAGTAAATAAATTAGATAAAGAAGTATCTCAACCAATTGAACAAGCACTAAATTTAATTTACGAAGCCTACCAAATTTCAGGCAAAAAATTATTTGAACATGAATAATCTAGATAAACAATATCAAGCATTACTTAAAGACATACTTTCGTATGGTGTAGAGAAAAATGACCGAACAGGTACAGGAACTAAATCTATATTTGGTTATATGATTCATCACAATATGAAAGATGGGTTTCCGTTGCTGACTACTAAAAAAGTACCATTTAAAACAATGGCTACTGAGTTAATGTGGTTTTTGATGGGCGATACAAATATTAAATATTTGGTTAATAATAATTGCCACATTTGGGATGGTGATGCTTATAAGAACTATTTGAAATGGGCAGGAAACAATCCTTTAACTATTGAAGAGTTTATTGAGAAGATTAAAACAGATTCTGATTTTGCTGGCGTATATGGTGAATTAGGTCCTGTGTATGGTGCACAATGGAGAGGCTGGTTCAAACCTGAGTATGTAATGAACAATGATTTTGAGACTACTCTACAACCAGTTGAAATAGACCAAATCCAAACCCTAATCAACGACCTTAAAACAAACCCAGACTCAAGACGATTAATGGTCAATGCTTGGAATGTAGGTGAATTAGACCAAATGGTTTTACCACCTTGTCATTATGGATTTCAAGTTTATACTCGTGAGTTGAGTTTAGATGAAAGATTAGATTTAATGAGAAAAAGAACTAGAGACGGAACTGTTGATTATGATAATAGACATCATGAGTTTTTGGATTTCCATAATATACCTAAACGAGCAATCTCATTAAGTTGGAATCAACGTTCGGTGGATGTATTCCTAGGTTTGCCGTTTAATATCGCTTCATACGGTCTATTACTTGAGATGATTGCACGTGAAGTGAATATGGTGCCCGAACATTTGATTGGTCATCTAGGCGATACACATTTGTATTTGAATCATTTGGAGCAAGCTCAACAACAATTGGAACGTATTCCACGTGAATTACCTACATTAAAAATGAGTTCGGGTCATAATTTTAGAGCGGCACTTAATTGTAAAGCAGATGAAATTGACATGAATGATTTTATGTTAGTAGGATATAATCCACACCCAACAATCAAAGCACCTTTATCAAATTAAACTATGAATTATATTAATGTAGCTTATCACAAGGAGTATCAACATCCAATTGCTGCTTCACACAATTGGGGTGGTTTAATTGAGTTAATTTGTGAGTACTTTGGTTGCTCATATGATGGTAATATAAAATTTCACCCACATAATACCAAATACCCAGATGAATATCAAGGATATTTTGAATATACAGATACAGATGGAGAATTACATACAGTAAAAGTGTATGAGGTAGACTTTAAATAATATGAAAGTAGTAGCAGGTATTGCAGAAAAAGATGGTAAACTATTGATGTTTCACTCATCTAAACATAATTTATGGGAATTTCCTGGAGGTAAAGTTGAAGAAGGTGAAACAGATGTAGACGCTTTAAGACGTGAATGGAGAGAAGAACTAGACTGTGAAATAAT